GACTAAGTCGATGACCGCAACACGTAAAGGCATTGACAACTCACCAGGAGCAGGTGATATAAAAAATTTAGAAAACGTATGCTACGAAATATTAGAACCCGCTCGTGCACACTTTGACAAACCAATTACAATTACCAGCGGCTATCGTAGTGAGGCGTTGTGTGAAGCGATCGGCAGCAAAAAGACGTCGCAGCATGCAAAGGGGCAGGCGGTTGACTTCGAGATTGCAGGTGTTCCAAATATTCAGATTGCTTACTGGCTTTCTAATAACGTAGATTTTGACCAATTGATACTCGAGTTCTACAACAAAGATGATCCAGCAGGCGGCTGGGTTCACGTGTCATACAATGAGGCTGGTGCTAATAGAAAACAAGTATTAACCTACGACGGGAAATCTTACGAGAACGGCCTTCCAGAAATGAAATGGAAAGACGGTAGAGTTGCGGGTTAAATCCAATCTTTTAATTCTTCACCCATAATCTGACTAGCAATGTTAACTTTTTTCTTAAGAGCTTTAACAATTCTAGCATCAACAGTATCTTCACAATAAATATCTATATAAGTCATCGGATATTTCTGACCAATACGATCTATTCTTGCTTCTGATTGTTGTCTTTTTTCTAAATCATAGCCATTAGAATAATAAATCATAGTGCTGGCTGCTGTTAAAGTAATACCATAACCACCTGTCTGTGTAGTACCTACAAAAAATTTTACCGGTGAGTTTAAATCTTGGAATCTTTCAATATTTTTTTGACGCTCATTCATAGGCGTTAAACCATAGTAATCCACAAAACTATTTTCGCCAAATTTTTTCGATATCTCCTGGATTATCCTATGTACGTCTCTCTGCCAATGGGCCCATATAACTACTTTACCTTCTATTTCGTCTAGCACTGTCATTAATTCATTTAACCTATTAGAATCAACATCATGTACGGTGCCGTCATCTGCTGTAAAGTGACCGCAAGTAATTTGTTGTAGTCTCATTAATTGAGTCATTACAGTGGCTGTGGTCATCATCTTACCGTCCATTTGTGCAAGAGCTAAGTTTTTCATTTGTAAATAAATTTTCTTTTGATCTGGTGTAAGTGTAACTAGACGTTTAATAAATGTTTTTTCTGGTAGATCTAAACAATCATCCTTTAAGACTCTGTAAGAAAAAGGCTTTAACTTTTCTGATAGTTCTGCAAGATGTTGATAACCTGTCACAATCTGTACTGACCTACCACCAAAATTAGCTGTCTTCATTTTTGCATATCTAGTTCTAAAAGTGTAATAAGAAGTATGGCCTAATAATTCTTTTTTAAGAAACTCACATTGTTTGTATAAATCTAGTGGGGATTTAGTAACAGGAGATCCAGTTAATATTCTTTTATAACCTGCGTATTCTCCAAGAGAACATATATGTTTAGTTCTTTTAGCATCAGGATTTTTAATAGTAGTAGATTCATCAATAGCCATCATAGTTCTATGACAACGTAAAAATTTAGCAGCAAACTCTACACCTTTTTTAGTAGAAAAAGCCTCTACATTCATAATTAAAATATGTAAATCTTCTCCTGGTTGAAAAAGTTTATCTAGTTCTGCAGATTGTTTTTTAGTAATTAACGCTTGCCACAAAACATCTTGGTGTTCAACATGATCGGGCATGTGTGTAGGTATTTCCTGCTCATACCAGTTTTTGTAAACACCTTTTGGTGCCACAATTAAGACACCATTGATCTTGCCGGCGTCGTACAACATAGCTATATTGTCTATCAATACTTTTGATTTACCTGTACCCATTTCCATAAAATAAGCAAAGTATGGCTTTTCCCAAGAAAGCTCTAATGCTTTTAATTGATGAGCATAAGGCTTAGTTTTAAATTTATAATTCATAATATTTTTTCTTTCTAGTTGACTTCTATATAGAACATCCTATATTGTTTGTCAATGTTAGAAAGAAAAAAAATAGTATACGTAATTCAAGAATTACCAGGAACAAAAGCAGGTACTCCTAAAATAAATATTATGAGTGCCAGAGAATATGGAGAGTTTAAATTTTTACTTCCAGAATTTTCTCAAATAATTTTTTCTCCTGGACCATTAGTTTTTAAATTAAGAAAACTTTTAGAAAACTATACTCCAGAAGATTATTTATTATTGACAGGTGATCCTGCTATAATTGGTATTGCATGTTCTATTGTTTCTGATATTACGAGCGGCAAATTTAATTTGTTAAAATGGGACAGACAAGAAAGAATGTACTACCCGCTTAAAATAAACTTATACGAGAAAGGAGAAATAAATGTCGATTAAACAAGTAATAAAAATGCCTGACTTTGAGGCAGATCAAAGAGAAGATTTGGATGGTGCAAATGATGCCAACAAATTATCTGATCAAGTAGTTAAACTACAACAATTAGAAGAAGAACTTTTAGTTAAAGAACAAGAATTAAAAGAGGTAAAAAGAAAGGTGGAGTTGGTGTCAGCAGAAGTGATACCGACGATGATGCAAGAAATGAATATCTCTACATTAAAATTAGCAGATGGAACTTCAGTTGAAGTTAAACCTGTATATGGTGCTTCTATACCCGCAGACAAAAGGGAGGAAGCATACAAATGGCTTCGTGAGAACGGCCTAGGAGATCTTATTAAAAATGAGATAACCGTTGCTTTTGGACGTTCCGAAGATAACAAGGCACAGCAATATGCTGTCCTTGCGCAAGGTCAAGGGTACGAACCAATCCAGAAATTAAAGGTCGAACCAATGACACTTAAAGCATTGGTCAGAGAGCGTGTTGAGGCTGGACTCGATATGCCCTCTGATCTTTTTAATTTGTTTACGAGCAACAGAACAAAAATAACAAGGAGTAAATAAACATGAACCAAGTAGCAGAGAAAAAGTCTGCACCACTTCCTTCAAATATGTTTGAAGAAGATGCAGCAAAAGGTTTGGGTAAAATAGGTCAAGAAGATCTAGCCCTTCCTTTTTTAAAAATCCTAGGACAACTTTCACCAGAAGTTAATAAACGTGATGGTAAGTATGTTGAGGGTGCAGAACCAGGAATGATATTCAATTCTGTTTCTGGAGAGTTATACGATGGAGTGAAAGGCATAGATGTCATTCCTGCATTTTATAAACTTGAGTACATCGAATGGAAAGATAGAGGAGAGGGACCAGGTGCACCTGTTGCAATTTATGATTCTTCATCTGATATCATGTCTAAAACAAAAGCAGATGCAAACTATAAAGATAGATTACCGAATGGTAATTATATTGAAAAGACTGCATCTCATTTTGTAATTATAACTGGAGACAGTCCATCGACTGCGTTGATCTCTATGAAATCTACTCAATTAAAAATTAGTAGAAAATGGAATTCAATGATGTCGGGCATAAAACTAAAAGGTAAAAACGGTTTATATACACCGGCATCTTTTAGCCACATTTACAAACTAAAGACTACCCAAATGTCTAATGACAAAGGCACTTGGTTTGGTTGGGAAGTAAGTAAAGTTGGTCCTATTACTGACGCAAGTATCTATCAACAAGCTAAATCGTTTTCTGAAAGTATCTCTAAAGGTGCGGTCAAAGCGAAGCATGGTGAAGAGAAACCCGCGGAAAGTAGCAGCATTATATAATCCCTTCGGGGTATGTGCACAGCGTGGGCCAGGAGGGAGACTGATTGGCCCACGTAGACAGGATAATTATGCAAGAGTATATAAAAATATTTAATGGCTACAGGCATGCATACGGCATAGCGGATTGGACTAACGCCATTGTCGACCCAGAAAGCGGAAAGAAAAAACCTAATTACAGATGGACCTACGAAGAATTTACAGACAATATATATGAAGACCATTTAAATGGTAAAATATCTGTTGGAATACAGCCAACAAACGAAAGCGGCGATGCTAGATTTGGAGTCATAGATGTTGACCCAAAGCAATACGAAAACTTTGATAAAAAATTTTATTTAGAAACAATACAAGAATACAAACTACCACTAATACCCATTGAGTCAAAAAGTGGTGGCTTACATTTATATTTATTTATGAATGAGTTTGTTAAATCAACTTTAATTGTATCATTCTTAAGCAACTTATTACCTATCTTTAATCTTAAATCTGATTGTGAAATATTTCCTAAACAAACACAACTAACTAAGGATCCGGAAACAGGGATTTTAAAACCAGGACAATTTATAAACCTACCTTACTTTGAAAGCACAAAACGTAGAGCGTTAAACATAGACGGAACATTTTTTACACTAGATCAATTTATAAAAGTTGCAGATGCAAACATAACAAGTGTTGAAGATTTAAAAACAATTACATTAGATATGGAACAAAGATCTATGCAAGGTGTAGATGAAGATTTTGTAGAAGGTCCACCTTGTCTTGCTTTGATATCTAAAATATCTAATCAACCAAACTTTGATGGTAAAGATAGATTTATGTATAACTATCATGTGTTTGTAAAGATGAAATACCCAGACAGTTGGGAACAAAAAGTAAAAAACGCACCTGTAAAATACTTTGCAAGAGAACATGCTAATGCGTGGGATGATACAAAATTAAAACAAAAGACAAGGTCGTGGAATAAATCTGAGAAAGGTTACACATGTAATCAAAGTCCTATCAGTGACTTTTGTAAAAAAGGTATATGTGTTAAGAAAAAGTTTGGTGTGTTAGCAGGATCTAAAGGTTCGTATCCTGTGTTAACAAACCTACGTAAGATAGATATAGAACCAGATCCAGAGTATGAATTTGATGTAACTAAACCTGACGGCATAGGCAAAGCAACAGTGCATTGTAAAACAATCGAGCATGTAACTGATCAACGTAAACGTAGAAATGCAATTGCAAAAGCTGCAGGATTTCCACCACCTATTATTAAGTCACCAGAAGATCAAACAATATTAGAAACTTTATTTGATACACAAAAAATAATTAACCCGCCTATTGGTACATCACCTAAAGAAAAACTACACGATGTATTACATGCAAAAATAAACGGACCAAAAGCTATGAACGACGCATCATTTAAATCTGGTACAGTTTTAATTGAAGATGGCTATGCATACTTTAAGTTTGATAAATTTTACGACAAACTAAGATCTAAGAATTGGAAACACGGAGAAGACAAGACAGGAGTCATGATGAAAACTAATTATAAAAAATGTGACATACAGTTTTTAGAACAAAAAAGATATCCTACAAAAGAAAAAGGTAAATACAATACACCTACAAAGAACATTGTAATGATAAACATAGAAGAGTTTGAAGACATAGAAATAAATCATACAAAAATAAAACATAACACGGAGATAATGTGATTAGAAAAATATTGGGTCCTCCTGGTACAGGTAAAACAACTAGACTTATTAAGTATGTAAAAACATTTGTTAAATTAGGTACACCCATTGACAAGATAGGTTACTTTGCATTTACAACTAAAGCTGCTAACGAGGCTGTAGATAGAATGTTGGATGCCTACCCTAGATTACAGAAAAAAGATTTAAAATATTTTAGAACTTTACATTCTTTAGCGTTTAATAGATTGGGAATAAAAAAAAGTAACGTAATGCAGGACGAACATTACGAAGACATAGGTAGAAAACTAGGTATTGAAGTTACAGTTTATTCTAATGGAGAAGAAAAAACAGGGTTTGTAGATTCAGACAGCGAATACTTTAACATTATAAATGCAGCAAGAATTAAAAATACATCAATTGAAGATGAGTATAATACAGACATGTATTCTGAAGACATCGATAAACATCAATTAAAAATTTTAAAAGAAGAAGTAGACAATTATAAGGAAGCATATGGTCTAGTAGACTTCACAGACATGATTGAAAAATTTAATGTGGCAGAATTGTGTCCGAAATATGATGTAATATTCGTTGATGAAGCACAGGATTTATCGCCAATACAGTGGAAAATGTACGATATACTGAAGAAAAACTCCAAACATGTTATACTAGCTGGCGATGATGATCAAGCTATTTATGGTTGGGCAGGTGCAGATGTTAAACGGTTTCAAGATGAACCGGCAAAAGACATAGTTCTGCCACAATCTTACAGGGTTCCAGGTATGGTGCAGCACATAGCTGATCAGATTTTAAATAGAATACCCGATGATCGAAGAATTAAAAAACAATGGTCACCACGTCCGGAATCAGGGACCGTGGAACACATAACAGCAATAGAGGATGCACCTTTACATGAGGGTGATTGGCTTGTTCTTGCACGAACAAACGACAAACTTACAAAATTAAAACCATTACTACGCGACATGGCAATTTACTTTGAAATTAAAGGCAGAAAGAGTTATAAAACAAGATTGTATACAGCAATAAAAAATTACACCAGATGGACAAACGGAGATAAGTTATCTCTTTCTGAATGCAGAGATCTATTTGAATTCTTAGAATTAGAGTGGGTTAAAGAAGAAGAAAGAATGTATGACTTACAAGAGTTTGGTTTTAATTTTACACAAACCTGGCACGAAGTATTTAAATCTGATCCAGAAGAAAATTTATACATAAGAGAAATGTTGCGAGCTGAAGAAAAATTAAATAGCCCTGCGCGTGTTAAACTATCTACAATACATGCAGCAAAAGGTGGAGAGGCAACAAACGTATTATTAATTTTAGACAACACAAAAAAAATAAGAGACGCAATAGAAAAAAGTCAAGACAAGTATGATGAGGAACAAAGAGTCTGGTACGTAGGTGTAACACGTACAAAACAAAATTTATATATAATGACAGCTAAACAGGAGGACAGAGGTTATGACATCGAAAGTTTGGGATAAGCAGCACGGCGGGAATCACTATCAAAAATACAAAATCCAACCCAGTAAGTTTGTAGTTGAGAATGAGTTGTTATATCCCGAGGGTTGTGCTATAAAATATATAATACGACACCGTGATAAAGGAAAGAAACAAGACTTGGAAAAAGCAATACATTTTATAGAAATGATAATTGAAAGGGACTATGGAACCAAATAATCACATACCACATTACATGGGTTTGTTTACATGTATTTTGATTCTTTGTTATCTAGCAACATGAAGATACCAAAGTTTGAAGCACAGACAGAGTGGGTAAAACCAAAAGAGTTTCCAGACCTACGCCAGGTTGATGAGATTGCAATTGACTTGGAGACAAAAGATCCTGATCTAATTAAAAAAGGATCCGGTGCTGTAATAGGTAATGGAGAAGTCATAGGTATTGCTGTTGCAACAAAAAATTACAAAGGATATTTTCCAATTGGTCATGAAGGTGGTGGTAACATGGAGAAGGCAAGAGTATTATCTTGGTTTAAAGATATATTAGAAGCACCATCAACTAAAATTTTTCACAATGCAATGTATGATGTTTGTTGGATTAGGGCTATGGGTTTTAAAATTAATGGCGACATTGTTTGTACTATGATAGCCGCAGCTGTAACTGACGAGAACAGATTTCGTTATGATCTTAAT